CAGCGTATTATAATGGTGTTTATGGTAATGGAGGAGTAGTAACAAATGAGCAATTAACCGAAACAGTAGATTCAGTTAGTTGGGGGGCTAGAATGGCAGCTGCTGTTGCAGTAGGAACTATTATTCCTAAACTTTCTAATAACAAAAAGAATGCAGTTTCCTTATTGGAAATGAATAAAACATTCTTAGGAGAGCAGACTGTAGGACTTATTTCTTCATCATTCCCTAATTTAATTTATAGTTCATCTAAATGTGTTAGAGATGTTGGTTTAATTACTGATTGTGTTATTGTAGATTTAATCTATGGTGGTAACGAACAGGCAATTAATGCAGGTACATCTTATTATACAAATGCATATGGAAATGCATCTTTAGTTCCTGGAACTCAATTAACTGAGACAGTAGCGGGTATTCTATATGCAGGTGCTATTGCACAGAAAGTTTCCAAAGATGAATTTGTAACAAATACATTCGCACCTTGGTTCTCTCCATTTACAAACTATAATACAACTGTATATGTAGAGACTGGAACTTATGTAGAAGATAACCCAATTGTAATTCCTCCTGGAGTTGCAATTAAAGGTGATACACTAAGGCAATCATTATTATATGCTAAGAATGCTAGATTGGATTACTTCCATGTACATAGTTCGGATTATATAGATTCGGTAAGATTCTTAGATTTACAGAGACCAGCGTTTGCTGTAGCTTTTCCTTCCGCTATAGTTGATTATACAATTGAAAGTGGAAAAATCAAAGACCCAATAATTAGATATTCTCCTATTGGTTATACATCTTCTGTTAATATTATAGTAGAAGAGCCTGATTCTCCACCGGAAAGTGGTTCAATCAGAGCTGAATTTACACCTGTTATTTCAAATGGTAAAATCGTTGGATTAACTTATGTAAACTCAGGTAGTGGATATGTTTCCACAGAGAGACCTCACATCTCAGTTCCAGCTCCGGAAAATCAAAGACCATTCATTCAGGCATCTCCATATGTTTGGAACTCATCTGCAATCACAGGACCATTTAACTTTAATGGTGAGAAAATTTCTGAATTAGTTCCACTTCCATATGATTTGGAAGATTTAGGTGTTGATAATACCGGTGCCGGTGGTGGTATGAGAGTGGATGGTAATTGTTGTAGAGAAGCTGCACCTCGTTCTCCACTTCGTTCAATGGTTGCGGCGGCATTTACGCAAGTTAACCAAGGAGGACCTGGACACCACGTTTGTAATACGGGATACGCTCAGTTCGTATCTATGTTCACCACATATTGTACTTATGGATTTAAGACATCAGGTGGTGGTTTTGCAAACATTTCTAACTCCGTAATTGACTTCGGTTTACAAGGGGTTATATCAAAACGAAACTTTAAAGACACATATACAAACGCATTAGTATTATCAGCTGGTACATCTACCGTTGCTGGTTTTAATGTGACAGTTCCTGGTAGTGGTTACACCGTTTCACCGGTTGTAACAATCTCAGGTGGCGGTGGTAGTGGAGCAAGTGGTTCTGCATTAATTACATCCGGACAAGTAGTAGCATTGAATTTAGAAGCAAGTGGTAGTGGATATACATCCGTACCATCAGTTTCTATTGCATTACCTGATACACCTGGAGGAATAAGAGCTGAGGCTACTGCAATACTTAGTGGTTTGGCTAATATATTTGTTAGAGTAACTGGTTCATTCCAGGGACAACAAAGAAATATTGACTTCTCATCTTTGATGAAGTTAAATGGTTCTAATTACTTAGTAACCGATATCAATACAACCGTAGAATCGGATGAATTCTTTGTTGAAACATTCCCTGCAGTATTTTTCGTAAATGCAGGAGATAACGCTGATTTCTATCAATTATCAAACATATCAACGGGAGGTCTTGTATTAGAATATGTTGGGGCCGGTATTACTTACAATGCGATTCCTGAATACGGTGGTATTCCGGACGCAGCGCAAGAAGTTGTAATGATTGAGCCTGGAAAAGTATTCGCGGTAACAATTGATAATAGAGGTAACTTAAAAGTTGGTAGATTCTTTAGAGTAGACCAATTGACAGGTGCGGTAACGATTGATGCGAATCAGTTCTCATTATCAGGTTTATCTTCAATAGGACCTTTCAGAAGAAATGGTGTACCGGTGGGTATTGTAATTAATGAAGCATCTGATAACGATACTTTATTGAACTCACAAGGTTTACCTGGTAGAGATACCGTTCCTTCACAACAAGCGGTTAAAACGTATGTTGATGCAAGAACAATGCAAACGGGAGGATTAGATAATCAAATATTAGCTAAGAGTGGTTCTGCTGATTACGCAACAAATTGGAAGAAAACAATCGATACAATTGCGACAAACACACTAAGTGGTTCTAAAATTGTATCTCGTTCAATTGGTTCTAATTTAATTGTAACACATTCATTAACTTCATTGGAAATATCCTCATCTACAATAGGATTGGGATTAACAGGAGCAAATGGCACACCAATCTCCGTAGTATTTGGTACACAATCAAATCAATCTACAGATGGTGCACAATTTACTGCATTCTCTCAAAGTGTTAGTGAATCGGTAAGATTTTTATTGGCTACATCAGCAACAACCTCATCGAATACATTTGTAGGAAATCAAATTATTAGTGGTAATATATTAGTAACAGGTTCAGCAACCATTAAAAATGATTTAACTGTATCGGGTAGTTTATTAATTACGGATACGGTTGCTTTAGGAGCAAATGTAAATATTAGCGGTAACTTATCAGTAACCGGTTCATCTACATTAAGTGGTGGGTTGGATGTATTTAGTTATGCAAATATACAAGCTCCATTAACTGCAAGTGGATTAAGATATCCAAATGTAAATAGTCAAGGGGCAGGTAAAATTTTAAGAAGTGATGGAGCAGGTGGAATCTTCTTTGGTTTCACAGATAGAACTTCAATTGGAATTGTAAATATAGGAAATGGTGGACCGATTACAAAAGGTACTCCATTGTATATAAAAGGATTTGATGTTGGGACGGGGTTAACAATAGTTGGACCGGCTTCTTCATCTAGATTAGATAAAATGCCATCGGTTGGATTGGCAGCGGATTATTTATTAGAAAGTGGTTCAGGTTCATTAACTGCATTAGGTATCTTAACAAACTATGATACAACTGCATTAACATCTGGACAACAATTATATGTTGGGCCTAATGGAGGCTTAACAACTGAATTACCTACGGGTTCATTCTATGTACAAAACATAGCGGTTGTTGGTAGAATCAATATCAACGATGGTGAATTATTAGTAGAACATCCTGGAACTTTCTACAGATTACCTAACCTTCCAAAAGATTGGATATGGTATGGTGGAGATGGTGGTGCAGCGGTTTCTCAATCATTAACTGGAGCAATTGCTTCTTATGAATTAGCGAGAACGGTTGTTGGAGATGAAACCCAAACAACAGGATGGTACGAAGGTGCATTAGTTGTTAGTGGTGGTATGGGGGTTGGTAAAGATATGGAAGTATCCGGTAACTTAACAATCTATGGTTCATTTGATGTAAAAGGACCCACTACGATTACTTCGATTACTGCATCAAACTTAGATATCTCAGAAAATACAATTGCGGTGAGAGCTTTCTCTCCTGTAATTAGATTCGGTGGATTAATTGTATATGATTCAGGTTCTGTAGTAGGTGGAACTCCTCCAAATAACGTATATGCATCTGCATCAATATTCTATGATGGAGTAGATGATAATTGGGTAATTAGACAAAATGATGGTTTCTCTTCATCGGTAATGATTGGAGGACCTGTTTATGGTGGAGCATTAGGAAATGAAGAAGGTTTAGCTGCAGGAACTATTCCTGTTTTCCAATATACTGGAACTAACTTATCTGCATCTACGATGACAGATAATGGGGATGTTGTTAGGTTAACAAAAGATTTATTAGTAACCGGTTCTATTGCAGGAAGATTAACGGGTTCAATAGAAGGAACATCGTTATCTAGATTTAACTCATTAAGTGCAACGGGTTCATTTAGTGGAAACGGATTCTTAACGGGTTCATTCACAGGTTCATTCACAGGTTCAGCGAATTTATCATTCCAAATAAGTGGTAGCACCGATGATGGTATTGATAACTTTATATACAGTGGTAGTCAAAACGCTGAGGTTAAATTAGCTACAGGCTCAGTTCACTTTTTAGATGGTGTTAAGAAAAAGTTAAATACGGAATTAGTAATCAGTTCATCTGACCAAATAAGAGAGTTTGGATTTGAATTTAGTTCATCTGTTAACGCATTTACTTCATCCACTAAAATAGAATTAGCTGGATTGAATTCATATACTTCTTCTCTTAAAACTGCAATATCTGCAAGTGGAAGTGATTTAATAGTACATGGTAATTTAAGAGTAACGGGTTCTAAAACATTTATAGAATCTACTGATGTTAAATTTAAAGATGCATTCATTGAAATAGCTAGTGGAGCAATTGATTCTGCTGCAGCTGATGGAGCTGGATTATTCTTTAGTGGTGCGAACTTCTTCTTTAGTTGGTCACACCAATCACAGAGTATGAACTACAATAAAACTATCTACGTTGAAGGAAATGTAGAAGTTAGTGGTTCTGTAGATGGTACTAAGATTTCTCAATTTGCACCTGCACATAATACATTCTCTTCATCAATAAACGCATATACTTCATCATTAAGAACTGCGGTATCTGAAAGTAATGGTGATTTGATTATATTCAACAACTTACAAGTTAGAGGTACTTTAGCTGAATTAAGAGTTGATAGATTACAAGTTAAGGATAAGCAAATTGAAATAAATAGTGGTTCTACAACTTCTGCTCAATCAGATAAAGCTGGTTTATTCATAAGTGGTGCTAATGTTAATTTCTATTGGGACCATCCTGAGCAGTATATGTACTTAGATAAAGATTTCACTATAAATGGTGATTTCAACGCAAGTACAATAAATGGTATTAACTTAACTGCATTTAGAAATGGAGTTAACCAAGCAACCGGTGCATTAGAAGTTTATTCTTCTTCATTGAAAAGTGCTATAACCGTTGTAGGAACAGGAGTTTCATCTGTAACAACTATACAAGGTGATTTGAATGTATTGGGTACAACAACTCAATTACAAATCTCTGATTTAAAAATTGAAGACCGTTTAATTGAAATCGCTAGTGGTTCTACTACATCTGTTGCTGCAAACGGAGCAGGTTTATTCATAAGTGGTGCTAACTTATTCTTCTCTTGGTCAAACGCTGAGGGTAATATGAGATTGGGTAATAACTTATTTGTAAATGGAGCAGTTACTTCATCAACGCTATTAGTATCACAAACATCATCACTTAATCATATTAGTGCAAGTGGGCAGATAAGTGCAAGTGGGTTGATGATAATTGGTAATACTTCATTTAGAGGAGATGTTACATCAAGTGGAACTGTTTCCGCATCAGCATTGTATGTACAGAATGCTACTAATATAAATGGTGCATTAGAAGTAGTTGGAAATATCGTAGGAAAGGAATACATCTCTGCTAGTAAGGGTATCACAGGTAGTGGTATTTGGTCAGCAGGTGAGATTAGAGGTCTTACTAATACACAAATAGACGGAACTGCATTGATTATTGGTGCAACAACCGTAAGAAGTACAATTTCTGCGAGTGGAGCTATATCAGGTAGTGGATTACAAGTAAACGGAAACTTTAGAGTAACTGCAAGTTCTATTCATGATGGATTAGCGATATTTAATAATGATATATCCGCGAGTGGATATGTAAGTGCAAGTGGGTTAAGAATATACGGAGAAGGTAGTTTAGGAACATCATCATTCTGGGGACCAATTACAGGTTCTACCGCATGGTTCTCAAACAACTTAAGAGTAACAGGTTCTGTAACCGCATCAAATCACTTCTCAGCGAGTGGATTTGTAAGTGCATCGGCTTCCAACTTTAGAGGTGAAGTAAGTGCAACTGTTTATAAAGGAGATTTACAATATAATGTAATTGCTGGTAGTGGTTTGAGTGGTTCGGTATTCCGTAACCAAATTGACACCACATTAGCAATTGATACACAGTCAGTTCATTTCCAATCAGGTTCTCAGCAGGCGGTTGTATCTTATATCAAAGGAGATGTATTAGTTGCATCCGATGGTACTGCTACAATTCAAGCAAATTCAATTGCTTTAGGAACTGATACAACGGGAGATTATGTTGCAAGTATTAACGCTGGTGCTGGTTTAACCGGTGGTGCGACAAGTGGTGAAGGTATTGCTCATACTTTAGCGGTAGGCGCAGGGGATGGTATTTCAGTTGCGGCTGATTCAGTTGCAATGAATACAGGTTCTGCACATTTCACTAATGGAGCTAGAGGTACAATTGCAGCGTGGATAAATGGAGATGCTACAATCAATTCATCAACTGGATATTTGACAGTTAATATAGCTAATATCCCAAGAGTTGTAAATATAACAGGTGCAAGTAATCAAATTACCGTAAGTGGTATTATTGCAAATGGTGGTATGACTGCTTCATTGGCATTACCTCAGGATATTGGTACTACATCAAACGTAAGATTTGGTTCATTAGGTATCGGTGTAGCGGCGAGTGGTACAAGTGGTAGAATAGATGCGGCAAATGATATCGTAGCTTACTCTTCATCAGATAGAAGATTCAAAGAAAACATCAAAAATATACCAAACGCGTTGGCTAAGGTATTAAAAATAGGTGGATATGAATTCGATTGGATTTCAAACGTTGAATTACATGGACACGAAGGACATGATATTGGAGTTATCGCACAAGAAATTGAGGAGATACTTCCAGAATTAGTTCAGACGAGAGAAAGTGGATATAAAGCGGTTAAGTATGATAAGTTAGTTGCACTTCTTATTGAAGGTATGAAAGAGCAACAAGTACAAATCGATAACTTAAAATCAGAAGTAGAAAATTTAAAAAGAGCAAGAGGGTTATAAGATGTACGATGTTTATTTTACCACAGGAATAGGTAAAATCAGTACGGGAGTAGATATTTGGGTAAACAACTGGTTGAGTGAAGTAAGTAAAGACTTAAGCACTCATCCAGTTTTACTTATTTATAGAACTAAACCAACTGATTTTAATTTTGATATACCAATCGAACACTATTGGTATAATGATGAAACCGGAAATCACAGAGATATTTTTGAAGAAAAGTTTAGGGAGTGTAGGAGAGTTAATATATTACATGCTCACTACACTCCTTTGGAATTAATAGAAGAGAATAAAGATAAGATACATTCCTATATAATCCACAATTGTTTAGATAAAGTTGTAGTAGAAACTGGGATAAGTGATTTACCATTTGGTTGGACTCCTTATTATTCTCAAAAGTGGGAAAGTGAAATACTATCATATGCTAAAAACAAAGTATGGATAGGGTTGTATGAATTAAAAGGAGATAAGTTTGAAGGAGCAGTTAATATCCCATCGTATTATGAATTCACTCATAATAAAGAGTTATCTGATTCAAACTTTATAGGATTTACTGCGAGATGTGAGAGTAGAAAGAACCCACATTATTTAGACCAATTGGGAGGATTTATGTTTACTAATATAAGAACCTTTCAGAAGACTTGGAAGCATACAACTGATATAAACTTTAAGAACTTAAAACAAATTCAATATGAAAGCCCATTTGAAGAAATATATTATGGTATGGATTGGGGTGTATCTCATTGTGCATTTTCTGCTGAGCCATTTGGGTTCTCCATATTTCAAAGTTTAGATTGGGGAAAACTACCGATTATATCAAAAGATTGGTGTAAGGATATACCTTATAAATTTAGAGCTGGTACTAAAGAAGAATTTAAAGATATTTATGATAGTATTGGGTATCTTACATATAAAGAGAAAAAAGAGGAGTTTGATAAATTTAAATATTTATTAGCACAACGTTTTGATACCAAACAAAATTGGAAGGAACAATTAACAAACTTATATAATGCCTAGAGTTCAGGGAGACAATTTAGAATTATCGAATTTAAAAGCAGCAACGGGTAATACGGCTACTTCTAACTACTCCATTGCTACTGCGGCAGGAACAACTACCGGTCCAATTGCATTTTCGGATTTCACAATAGATGCGGTGGGTTCAACTATATCAGGATTCACATATGTAAAGGAATCAACTGCGGAAACATTTAATATGAACTTTACAAATGCGGGAACGCGTTTTTTAAGTAGGGTTGGTTCTCAATATAATAATTTCACATGGAGTTTATCAGTAGGAGCAGAGTTTACAATTCAATCTCTTCCTCCTTATAATCCATCTGTAACTGCGGCGGCGGTAGGTAATTCATCTACATTAGCTGCGCCAACTGCTAGAACCTTAACTGCAACATTTAGAGACCTTTATAACGACCAGGCATCTAACTATAACGTAGCTATGACAAAAACCATTTACAATGTAGATGATTATGCTGGAGCTAGTGGATTATGTTTGCATTTAGATGAGATGATTGAGATGTGGGATGGTACATTTAAGAAAGCAGGTGATTTAGTAGAAGAGGATGTTGTAAAAGCATATTTCCCTCCACATTTTCAACAAGTGGATGATTTCAATTTTTATGATTGGGAATATTATACACCAGGAGGAATATTAGTTCCTGCTTATGTAAAAGATGTTGCATATACATTCGTAGATAGATGGAATATAGTACGAACTACAAAGGGTGATGTTAGAGGAAATGGTGAACATCCTATGATGATATTTGATATAAACGAAGAAGTTTATAAATTCAAACCATTAGGATTACTTCAACCTGGAGACAGATTAATAAAAGTATTGGGTGAGAACGAAATAGAGGAAGTAGAGATAATTGCGAATGAGGTACAATCATCCACATTAGAGGTTGTATCGATAGATGTTGAAGATGTGGATACATACATAGTAAATGGATTCGTTACCCACAATAAGGGTGCAAACTCTTTAGCGGGGTATTCTATATCAACCAACCCAACTATATCAATTGCGGCGGCAACTATTGGAGGAGATGCATATAAGGCTTTAACTCTAAGTACCAATTCTGCGGTAGTATCTCCTGGTTCAACTGCGATTACTGCAAACTATTCATATGATATACAAATAGCATCTGATAGTGGATTTGCAACTATATTAGCAACTTTCACTGCATATAGTTCTAATACTTTAAATTATAAAACTGGGGCTACTATCTTTGCAAGAGCTAAAACAAATTTTGCAGGATTACAAAGTGGGTTCGGTTCAACTGCAACGGGATAATAAAATAATATAATATGTTTAAGATAACAAAACAATTAGTGAGTGAAGGAACTGTAATCGAAAGGATTTATGTTTCCAAAGATTATACATTTGAAGGGATTGAGGTCTTCGAAACAGAGGTGGAAGCTACAGAAAAGAAGGAAGAATTAGAAAGTTTGGATAATTTTGGTGCTAAATATAAGGTTACGGAAATATCCTAATATTTATAGATATATACCATAATTAAAAACAAACTAAAAAATGGAAAACAAACTGTTATCTCAAGATGAACTAAATGAAATAGTTCAGTTACGAAATGAATTTGCAAACGTCTTTGCAAGTATTGGTTCTATTCAATCGAGAATAAAAGAATTGGAAGAAGAGAACGAATCAAACTACACATCCCTTAAAGAAATTCAGAAAAAAGAGGAAGTATTATTCGAAAAATTAAAGAATAATTACGGAGAAGGGAATATAGATTTGATTACCGGAGAATTTAAACCAATTCAGTAATATTTTGGAAGTTTCTTTTGATATTTATATGGAGGAAATCTAAAAATTTTTAAATAAAGATAAAATGGCAGAAAAAATTGTATCACCTGGAGTATTTACAAGAGAGAACGACCTTTCTTTTTTACCACAAGGTATATCGCAAATAGGAGCAGCGGTAGTTGGACCAACTGAAAAAGGACCAGCTTTCATCCCTACTTTAATAACAACACAGGCTGAGTATGAAAGTATTTTCGGTACTCCAAAAGATTACTACACAGGATATGCAGTTCAGAACTATCTAAGAGATGCTGGTGCTGTAACTGTTGTAAGAGTTGGTGGTATCGGTGGATACTCTCAAAAAGGTTCATTAGCAGTTGTTGCAAATGATGTTAGTACTGGAGTTAAACAAATTATTGCAGTATTGGCACATAGTTCATCTGCAAATTCTTCATCATTTACTATAGCTAATAGTACATTAGTTGGTGCAGCTGAATTTGGAGTATTCTCTATTACAGGTTCTACGGCTCAATATAGAATGGATATGAAAAAGAGTTCAGCCGATTCAATCGATGATGTATTAGGAACTTCACCTTCATTTAACAGACTGGCATACGCTTACAAATACTTTGACCATACTAAAACCGCGTTAGCATCTTCAACTATTGATGCTGATGTAGTTTTCGCATCGGATTCGGAAACTTTATCTGCACAAAACTTCACTGCTGATGCAAGTAATGCAAGCACTCCATATATCCAATCTCAATTATACAACGGAACAACTAGATATAACTTATTTAGAATTCATACTATAGCTGATGGAAACACAGAAAACGTAAGATTTAAAGTTCAAATTTCTAACATTAAATCATCAAATGGTTCAGATTACGGAACATTCAGTTTAGTATTAAGAGCATTCGATGATACAGATAAGAGAAAATCAATTTTAGAACAATATAATAATTTAACATTAGACCCATCTTCTCCTAACTTTGTTGGAAGAAGAATTGGTGATAGAGATGTAACAATTGATGCAGTAGGTAAAATTACTGAAACAGGAGATTACCAAAATAGAAGTAAGTTTATTAGAGTTGAAGTATCAACTACTACATATCCTGTAACTGCTATTCCTTTTGGACATGATAAGTATGAATTACCTGTTAATTGTATCGCAGCGGATTCAACTGATTTAACTTCGTTATTTCCAATTGTAAATTTCACATCGGCTTCATTTAGTTCATCAATATTCTCAAGTGGATTTGATTTCGAAACTGCAATCGTAGCGGATAACAATAAAAACTATTTAGCTCCAATACCTGTAGGTGCTGGAAATGGTGCTAACTACTCTTTCGGTTTAGATAACCCTAAAGGAGTTACTTCATCCACAAGATATGGTTTAGGATTGAGTGCAGCTGAAACAACTGATTCAACTCAAACCGCAATGAGAAACTTCACTTTGGCTTTTCAAGGTGGATGGGATGGAATTGACCCAACTGTAACAATTAATAAGGGAGAAGATATTAGTGCAACGAATACACAAGGGTTCAATTGTGCAGCATCAACAACAAGTGGTTCAGTAGCTTATGCTAAAGCATTAAACGCTGTTCAAAACCCTGATGAATATGATATCAACTTATTAATCACTCCTGGTATTATCAGACAATATCATCCTTATGTAACAACTAAAGCAATTGATATTTGTCAAGAAAGAGAAGATGTATTCTACATCGCTGATTTTGCTGGAGCAAGTGCTACGATTTCGGAAGCAGTTGAGCAAGCGGCGGGAGAAGATACTAACTATGTAGCTACTTACTATCCTTGGATTAAAACTATCGATGTAAATACTAACAAATTAGTAGCAGTTCCACCATCAGTATTATTAGCAGGAACATTCGCACAGAACGATAGATTAGGGGCTGAGTGGTTCGCACCAGCTGGTTTAAACAGAGGTGGTATCGCAGGAGCAGTTCAAGTATTGAATAGATTAACTCAATCAGAGAGAGATACATTATACGAAGGAAAAGTAAATCCAATTGCAACATTCCCTGGACAAGGTATTAGTGCATTTGGACAGAAGACTTTACAAGATAAAGCATCTGCATTAGATAGAATCAACGTAAGAAGATTGTTAATTAACTTAAAGAAGTTTGTTGCATCTACTTCAAGATTCTTAGTGTTCGAACAAAATACGGCACAAACAAGAAGTAAATTCTTAAATACCGTAAACCCTTACTTAGAAGCAGTTCAACAAAGACAAGGGCTTTACGCATTTAGAGTGGTTATGGACGAGACAAATAATACACCAGATGTAATCGACAGAAACATATTACAAGGTTCTGTGTTTTTACAACCTGCTAAGACAGCTGAATTCATCGTAATTGATTTCAACATCTTACCGACAGGGGCATCATTTAGTGTATAATTTCGATAACTGATATTTATATAAAAGAAATAAAAAATGGCAGAAGTATTAGAATTTAACGAAATGTTTTATACCAATTTCGAACCTAAGATGAAAAACAGATTCATCGTAGAAATAGATGGTATTCCTTCATACTTAGTAAAAGTGGCTAACAGACCTACAATTCAGTTTGAAACTGTAGTGTTAGACCATATTAACATTAAAAGAAAGTTAAAAGGTAAAGGTGATTGGCAAGATTTATCTATGACACTTTACGACCCAATTGTTCCATCTGGAGCACAAGCGGTAATGGAGTGGATTAGAACATCTCACGAATCCTTAACAGGTAGAGATGGATACGCAGAGTTCTATAAGAAAGATGTGGATTTCTATATGTTAGGTCCAGTAGGAGATAAGATTGAGCAATGGAAACTAAAGGGTGCATATATCCAACAAGCGAACTTCGGTGAGTTAGATTGGAGTAATGCTACAGACCCTGCAACAATCGAAATCACTTTGACTTACGATTACGCAATCTTAGAATTCTAATTACTAATTATAATATTAAAGGGGAAACAGAAATGTTATCCCCTTTTTTTGTTTTGAAAATTTGTGATATATATATTTATATACAAACAATAAGTTATTATTATGGCAGAAAGCAATTACGATTTTCCAACGGAGGTTATAACACTCCCATCAGAGGGTAAAGCATACCCAGAATCAAACCCATTATCAAAGGGTACAGTAGAAATTAAATATATGACGGCTAAGGAGGAAGAAATTCTTTCATCTCAAAACCTTATCAAAAAAGGAGTTGTTTTGGATAAGTTATTCGAATCCATCATAGTTGAGAAAAGTATTAATATCGATGATATATTAATCGGAGATAAGAATGCAATTATGTTAGCTACTCGTATATTGGCTTATGGACCTAAATATGAAGTTGAAACATATGGTAATGGTGATGATAGAGAGACGGTTAGTATAGATTTAACCAGTATCAGAACAAAGGATATCGATTCTACTAAATTAAAAAGAGATAACCGATATGAGTTCACAACCCCTTCTGGGAATAAATTAGTTATTAAACTATTAACTCATGGAGATGAGGGTAAAATAGACGCGGATATTAAAGCATTATCTAAGTTTAATAAAGGAGGAGTTAGTGCAGAATTAACAACTCGTTATAGATATATGATTCAATCTGTAGATGGTAAAGAAGATATGAAATCCATAACAGATTTCATCAATAATAGATTTATAACTAGAGATACTAGAGCAATGAGAGAGTTTATTAAAGAAATCTCTCCGGATGTAGTTATGGAATATGAATACGAAGACCCTGAGACAGGAGAAAAGGAGGTACGTCCGATTCCAATGGGCGTAGGGTTTTTTTACCCTTCCCTCTAATTATTCTGTTCAATTACATAATCAAATATTTGAATTATGTTATTATGGGAATGGATTTAATCAATCGGAGGTTTATAAGCTTCCGGTTCATTTGAGGAACTTTTATTATAAGAAATTAGCGGATGCTAAAAAAACTGAAAATGATAGTATGAAAAAACAATCAAATTCAGTAGGAAAACCAAAGACACCATCAAAAGTGAGAGTTAATAGATAACTCTCATTTTTTTTATAATGATATTTATAAGAGTATAAACATACTTCAAAATGAAATTAAAAGTAACAAAAGAAGAAAAAGCTAAGTTAACCGAAGTTCTTACCAAACATAAGGGTATGAACGAAGGTATAATCAAATGGATTTTCAACAAATATCTTACAAATAAGATTAAGGGTGATAGTACAATTATGGGTAAACTTGCCGCAGCGGATAAAGCTATGGATACCCTTAAGGATAGTATAGCTGATGTTGAAAGAAGAGGATTATATGTAGACCCTGAGCTTAAAAAACTGGTTGGTTTAAAATAAATTACATTAATAAATAAATGGCTGGACACGGACACGATAATAGTGGTGCAGAGAAAAGGAATGATTTAGAGAAGGAATATCAAGACCTTCTTAAAGTTAGCCAATCTCAGATAGGTATTATGCAGCGACAGATGGATGCATATGCGGATAACTATGCGAATTTGACTCCGTTAGGAAAGAAGCACATTGACCAATTAAGAGAAGGTGAAGGGGTATTATCGGACCAAAAATCTATAGTAACTCAGATAAACAAATACAAAAAAGAGAGAAATTTTTTAGAAGGAAAATATAGAGATACTGGATTTAGTATATATTCCGATTTAAGTGCTCAGATGAAAATACAAATTGATACACTTAGTTTATTAAATAAGCGTATAAGTGCTATTCAGGCCGTAGGGGATGCATCAGATTCCGCAGCAGAAAGTGTAAATGGGATTCTTACTGGGTTTGAGCATAATTTACATCACATTCCTTTATTAGGTGGAATGTTATCAAAAATAGCAGCAGGTCCAGTTCACCATTTACAACACGCTATAACAGAATCGGCAGGGGCATTTAAAGTTGGGTTTGGTAAAGCATTATCTGAAGGTAAAACTGGGTTTCAGGCTTTAAAAATGGCAGGTAGTAACGCATTTTCTGCATTAGGAATAGCGCTTAATCCGGTTGTGTTAGCTATAGCTGCAATAGGATTAGCGATAGGAATTGGATTTGCTAGAATGCATGAACTAGAAGGAGCGGCTACAGATTTTAAAGTTCAAACAGGTTTAGCAGGAGTTAACTTACATGATATAGAATCTACTATACATCATGCTCAAATGGGTATGTTAGATATAGGTGTAACCGCAGGGGAAATGAGTAAGGCGATGTCGGAGTTCACAAATGAATTCTCTGATTTATCGATACCGGCTGAATCAACTGCAATGTCGGTTGCAATGATGTCAAAGCAATTTGGTGTGTTTGGTACGGAAGTAGCGGGTGTTAATAAACTATTCCAAAATATGGGAGGGCTATCGGAACAGCAGGCTCAATATTTAGCGGGTTCAGTTGTTGAGATGGCTAATTTGGCTCAAGTGGCACCTGATACTGTAATCAAAGATATATCTCAGAATAGTAAGGAGATAATGTTGTATAATAGAGGAAGTGTAAAAGAGATTGCTAAGATGGCTGTAAATGCGGCTAAATTAGGAACTTCTATGAAAGAAGCGGCGGCAGTATCAGAAAAACTTTTAGATTTTGAAGATAGTATAACAAAAGAATTAGAATTAAGTGCTTTAGTTGGGAAAGATTTAAACTTTGCTAGAGCGAGAGATTTAGCTTTCGCTGGAGATACGTTAGGAGCTCAGCAAGAAATGGTTAAGCAATTGGAAACAATGGGAGACCTGAGCCAATTAGATGCAATCACCAAAAGACAAATAACAGAAGCAACAGGAATGGAAATGGATTCTTTGATAAATCAACAGAGAATTAGAAAACAATTTGGTACTCTGGATAAAGAAAGATTAGCAGCAGCAAATTCATTGATAGATTCAGGTAAAGATATAGCCAATGTAAGTGATGAAGAATTAGAGGCTCAAACTAAGAGAATGAAGCAACAGGAAAGTATGCAAGACACTATGGGAAAAATCGGAAATAGATTATCAGCAATAGGAACTGCTTTTGGGGATGTATTTCTTCCAGTAGGAACTGCTATGCTTGGTATATTAGATTCGATAGTTAGTGTAGTGAGTGCGGTATTAGTTCCTGCATTTAAAGGATTAGGTTTTGTGCTTAAATATGCATTTATGCCTATAACTTGGGCAGTTCAGGGGCTTCAATGGATGGCTAACTTGATTAGAGAAAACGCTGTGGTATCAGGTACAATGGCATTAATATGGGCGGGGATTGATTTATCAATGAAAGGTAGTTTAATAAAAGCAGTTGCACTTAAAATTGAGAATATGGCTATAGCAGGTTGGAATGCGATTCAAGCGGGATGGGAGTTTGTTAAAACCGGACAAATGTGGGCACAGGTTACTGCAGCAGGCGCTAAAGTCGCAACTTATGCGGTAGAGTTTGGTAAAACAATTGCACAGGCGGGATTGAATATGTTTACAGGGGCGCTTAAGTTTTTCTCATTTTTAGGCCCATTCGCTATTCCTGCGGCAATTGCGGCAGCGGTGGGTGCAATGGCAGTAGGAAAATCTATGTTCGCCGCAGCGGGCGACGTTATGAGTCCTGCTGATGGTAAGACTAGAATATCAACTAAGGAAGGTGGTTTATTTGAACTATCACCTAATGATGATTTAGTTGCTGCACCTGGAGCAGTTGATGCAATGAATGGTGGAGGGGGAGTTGCAGTAGCAGGAGCAAATGGAGGAAGTGGGGCAATAGCAGGATTAGTTAATTCAATGATAACAGAGATAAGAGGATTAAGAACTGATTTAGCATCAGGGAAGGTTGCAGTTTATATGGATGGTAGATTGGTTACTGCACAGGTTGCTTCAACAGCGGCTAAAAACCCAGTAACTTCTTAATATGGGAAAATCAATATTAGAACTTTTTGAAAGTAAACCGGTATCAAAGCAAATACCTCAAGATAAACCTACGAGTGGAACACCTCAGGAAGGTCAATTTCTTATTGATAGAAATAATAAGGTAGGTGCTTTCTTTACTAGAATATTAGGAACGGGTGACCCATTAAGAGAAACCGCATTTGAGCAGGAAACAAATGGTAACAGAGTTAGAACATTTGTAAATCAAACTGCACTTTACGGAACTGATTTAATTAGAATAACTAACCAATCAACGGATGTAGTTGATGGTTTAAAAGCAGCTAAGACGAGTGAAGCTAATGCAAATTTAGTTGCTATATTAGATAATGCAAATAAGATAGAAGGTAATAGTGGATTTTTAGGAAAGGTAAATCGTTTTTTAGGGATACCACGAACAATTTACCCATCATCATTAAGAGCAAACCCAAAGTTCTTAGAAGCAGCACCTAGAAAACCGGAAACATTAGCTGAAATTAGAAAAGATGCAGCGGGTACTTTATTTGGTAGATACTTAAAAGATACCGGAACAGGAACTCCTCAGCAGGCATCTAAAAGAGTAATTGGTGGCGGATTAAGTTTAGCTAAAGGTGTTATTAGAAATGTATTAATTGGAAAGGAAAAAGTTGTACAGGTAACATCTGGTAGCTTAGATAATTTCAATCAAAAGTATTATTTTGGAAATACATATCAGGCATCAATGACAACCCAAACTACACCTGACTCAAAGAATACATTTGATATATCACTTAATTCACCTATATTTGGGTTTAATATTAAAGATGGTAAATTTGGAAAAACAAGATTTTCAAATCAAAGTAGCTATGGATTTGAATTATCTTATACAACTGCCAATCAAAAGAAAGGTGAACCGACGCAAATAAAATTATTATCAAGTTATAATACTTGGAAATCGGATGATACGTTAAAAATGATGGGCCCATATGATAGTGGGAAAGGTGGTGAGGTAAAAGATACACAACTTGGTGGATTGCTTGTTTCAAGTTCTGCAATTTTAAATTTTTTAAAACCAAAAAGTTTAAACAGAGAGAATTGGCAAAAAGATAAATACACATTAGATAAGAATACTAAAACTATTACATCAGGTGGAAAAAGATATGATGAAACATTAGATAAGAGAAGAGGAATATCAACCGATAGAGATGTGTTAAACCAAACAGGTAGATTAACTGCTGGAGAATTAAATAGTGTTAAATTCAATGATAAAACATTAGTAAACACGGATTTTGCTCCACTTAGATTTAAAAGTGTATCGGATGGTTCAGCGGTTTATTTTAGAAGTATAGTAAGTGGATTCAACGAAACATTTTCTCCTTCATGGGAAGAGAGTAGAATGATTGGTTCACCATTTAGTTTTTACACATATCAAAAGATAGAAAGAAAGTTAACTTTCAACATGAAGGTTTATGCAATGTCTCAATCCGAATTGGTGATGATGTGGAGAAGATTAGAATATTTAGCACACTTAACATATCCAGCTTCATATTCAGCCGGTGGAGTTGTTCAACCTAATTTAGTTAAGTTTACATTTGGTAGTATCTATAACGATAAAGTTTGTTTTATAGATGCATTAACATATTCTATTGAAGATGCTGAAAACCTTTGGGAAACAGGCGGAGGAAAAGTTAAAAACAAACGAGGTAGATACCTTTTTGATGGCACTTTTTATAAAGATGCTACAAATTCAGGACCTACCTTAAGTACTACAACTGCGGAGGTATATGAAACTACTAGAGATAGAATAATGCAATCAGATGCACTATCTACTAATTCAAAGTATGTAAACGAAATATATAGTAAAAAAGATAAAAAGACTAATATTCATACTGAAACTGATAGAGATACAGTTTCAACGGGTAATTATAATATGGATGAATATAAACTACCTAAGATAATAAATGCGGCAGTTGGTTTGACATTTATTGAAAGTAGAAATGATACTACTGCTAATATTTACGGATATGGTAAACCTATAACATAATATGAGATATAATAACGTAAAAATAAAAAGATTAGCAACAGGTAAAAAAGTGTTATCAACTATGATACCTCGTATTATTGAAAAGAGAGATGATGATATCTATATTATCACTCAAGAAACTGATAGGTTAGATTTACTTGCGCAACAATTTTATGGGGAAAGTAAATTATGGTGGATTATTGCACAGGCGAATAATATAAATGGGGCTAATATAGGTTTAGATGGTGGAATTCAATTAAGAATTCCAAAGAATAAATTTTTGATAATAAATAATTTATAGAATTATGGCATTAGGTTTCCCTTGGTATAGAGGTATTGACTCTTATATAATAAAAGAATTAAATGCTAGGAAGAACCCACAGACGGTATCAGGTATGGTGCCTTGGATTCATGTTACATCTAATTTAGGTGGACAAAAGACTATATCGTCAGGCACATACGCGGATATAATAGGAGATTCATATAAACTTGATAAAGAATATGGATTTAGACCTTCTCCAATCATAACAGATTTTTCTGTAGATTTTTCACAAAGAGGAACTTTAAGAGCGGGAACGATAAAAATAAAATGTTTTACTGTAGAACAATATACAGATATTCTTAAATATTTTTTAGAGCCTGGTATTAGTGTATTCATTCAATGGGGATGGAATAAAACTGCAAGTGACGGTAGAACGGTATACGCCATTGCTGCTAATTCAGGAAATGTAAATGGATACAATAGAAATCCGGATTTATTAAATACGATTAGAGCTAGTGCAAACGGATGTTACGATAATATGGTTGGTATTATAACGGGTGGAGATAGTTCAATTGATGGTGAAAATTTTGAAGTTCAATGTAAGGTAACCACAATAGGTGAAGTTTTATTTAATTATAATCAAGAAGTAGTAACATCGGATGCGGAAAAACCTAAACCAATTGCATATCAGTTAACCGATGCAAGTGGTAATCCTATTTCAGGTCCAAAATTAAACTGGTATTATTGTTTTAATCAGTTACCTGATGAAGTTAGAAACACCGGAGTTCAATCGTTGGAAGCTACATTTGGTAAAAAAAATTATAATGAATTTATTCATTTTATGGAAGATGTGATGGAGGAGGCTAAAACCGAAACTGCAAAGAATGGTTGGTTTACCGGTGATATAACATATAAAGGTGCGACATTCGAAGCATTGGATTCGGAGAGTCCAGTAACACCAAAAAAATATATAAGTTTTAATGCATTTATTGAAATTTTAAATCAATCTAGAGTACAGATATCAGGTGGAGCGGCTGATTTTAAGGTTAATATAACTGATACATATATAAGTTGTTTTCCTGGAATATGGTCAACTGATGATAGAATTTTTATACCAAATAAAGAATGTTATAATTATATAGGAGAACAGGAATACTTTGTAAAAGCGGGAGGGAAAGTTGGTGGAACAATGGATACTTCAGTTGGAGGTATTAGTTTTCCTGGAGTAGATGGTGCAGTTACCGGTACTACTGTAACAAAAGGAAGTGAAACGATAACATTGGCAGCAAATACATTTGGTGATATAAGATGGGTATTTTTAGATTCCGAAGTTGTAGCGGAAGCATTACGAAACCAAACAAAACCAATCAAAGAAATATTAGATGGTGTATTGGATGTTATGGCAGAAGCAGTAGAAGGATTATGGTCGTTTCAGTTAATAGAAAATCATGGAGAGTTAAAAATAGTAGATTCTAATTTAAGAAATACTGAAAAAGATAATGTTCATACATTTTCATTATCAGGAACTGATAGTGTATTTCTTACTGCAAAATTTGGAATGGATATATCAAAGGCAACTCAGTCTAAAATATATATGGAAAAATCAACTGGTTTAAAAAACCCTAATGAATTAACAGGATTATTTTCAAATCAAATTGATAGTATATTAAAAAGACCAACGGTGACAACTCCTACTCAAACTCCACAAGCTGGTTCGGAACTAACCGATGCAAAAAAACAAGGTTGGATTGATTTTAGAAGAAATGTGAGATTAGCGGTTAATCCCTCTCAAACAGGTACATGGAATATAGGAGATGGTAACTTAGATGAGTGGGCAGTGCCGGTAGCAGGATTAAATAAAAAATCATTCATAGACCAACTTAAAACATATATTACAAGTTTTGGAGTTGCATATACAGGTAGAACATTACCGGTAGAATTTAGTTTTACTGTTTTGGGTATTAGTGGATTTAAAGTTGGTCATATGTATAGAGTAACTGGATTACCTGACCAATATAATAATAAAGGAGCTTTTCAAGTAGAAGAAATAAAACATGCTATAGATGCAGCAAAATGGACAACTGAAGTAATTGGGCACTATAGACCATTCAGTAAATAATATGGGAGCAGTAGAACAATATAAAAAATTAAAGAATAGTATTAAGATAAAAAATAGTATGCCCAGAGCACATTACCCAAAGCCATCTAATGAAGATTATATTAGAGGTATTATCAATAGATATTTTATTCAACGAAGAGATACTCCTGGTTCAATAATAGTTGAAATAGATGCTCAAAGATTTAATGAATACACAAGTAGTGTTTACTATAAAGTAGTTTCACTTAAGTGGAGAATAAGTGGAAACTTAGAGGATACCTATACTAAACAGGGAGCTTTAATTCCGTCCGTAATACGTTCAAATCAAATGTCTATTAAAGAAGCAGAGAAAGAATTACCAGAGTTAAATTTGTATTTGGTTAACCCAAAACAATTTTACACATCTTGATTAAAATCATAAATTTATTTGGAAAAGTAAACAATTTATCGTATATTTATAGTTATAATAAACAACAAAGTTATGTTCAAACATCTTACAGATTTAGAAGTCCAACAAATTACGTTTGATTGGCGATACAGAGGGTTTACAACCTTAGAATTACTTACCGAAGAAGAGTGTGATGAAATAAATGATGAGTTGGAAAGACTTCGTCAAGAGAGAAAGGGAACACTTACTCCAGATGGTAAAGAGTGGGGAGAGTGGGACCCGTTTTCATACCCACATAAAATCTCAGAAAAAATAGAGAAACTTTTTGTTCACCCAAAGATTATCGAAGCGTGTTCGTACCTTATGGGTGGTGAAATTGTTGGTATGCAGACATGGTGTTACTTCAAACCACCTGGACAATTAGGTAGAGATATGCACCAAAATGCATTTTATACAGGATGTGGTCACAATGAGATTATCAATACTGCATTGGCATTAGATAATCACGATGCCGGTAACGGAGCAGTATGGAATTACGAAGGTTCACATAGATTACCTACATTACCTATTGAGGTGGACGAGGAAAGAGCTAAAACTAATCCTAACTTTTGGAGAAACGAAAGAGGTAAACCTTGTATTATGCCAGAAGGACACGATTTCCGTAAGGTAGAAGGAGTTCTTAAAAAGGGACAGGTAGTTCTACTTCACTCACATTGTGTGCATGGTTCAGAGGCAAATGATTCAAATAGATTCCGTAGAAATCTATTAGGAGGATACCTTAAAAGGGGAGCATACTTCAATCAGGGTTCACATATGAAGAGAGAACCAATTGAATTGCAACCTTTACAAGAAAAATATTGGAATTCTTAAAAATTTTTCGTATATTTGTTTTCTATGGTTTACTATGTAGAGAATAAAGATATCGCGATAAAGTTTATGGATGAATACACATCCAAAGACTCTGTTATATTCCCGCTATTCAAAAATAGAACAGAACACCCCATAGTCAATAAACTATTGGGTGTTTTTGTGTTTATAGGAGAACATTGTTGGGTGATAATGGAAGACCACAATGATTGTGTTCCGGTTAGTTTATCCATATTGGAGAGAAGTGATAGGGTTAAGTATATCTTTGATACTAAATGGTTCTTGCATAAAACCAAAATTACAAATTGGAAAAGTGTAGATGTTTCATACCACTTAATGGAGTTTAAATCCTATGCGTATGATATGATATACCAATCTTTTACCAACGGATATAGGGATAAAAGTGATATCTCATTCATTCCAATTGCAACTATTCTAAAAGGAGTTGTGGAGTTTGTTGTGGAGAACGCTAAGTACGCTAGAATCGATTCAAATGGTTTTGATAGATACAATGATTATACAATTCCATCGTTCCTTAGAATCGAAGCAAATGGTATTCCTACCACATATGGATATGAGTATTCTCTTTACAATAATTTTACCACAACAGGAAGACCTTCGAACACATTTGGAGGAGTAAATTATTCGGCTCTTAAGAAATCGGATGGTAGTAGAGATTTCATTGTTAGTAAGAATGGAGAATTGGTTCAATATGATTTTGATGGATATCACATCCGATTGATTGCAAAATTAATAGGAGAGCCGATGCCGGAAGGTTCTGCACATGAATGGTTGGGAAGGCAATACTTTGGTAAGGATGAACTAACAGAAGAGGATTACTCTAATAGTAAAAAGATTACCTTCCAACAATTGTATGGTGGGATAGATGTTCACAATTTGGAAATACCATTCTTTCAAAAAACAAATGATTTTATAACCAAACTGTACAAACAATTTATAGTTAATGGATTTGTTGAGACACGATTTGGGAAAAGGATACCATTTACTAAGATAGATAACCACAATGCTCAGAAGGTATTTAACTATTATTTACAGGCATTAGAAACAGAACAGAACGTTTTGTTGATAACTCAGTTGAATATATTGTTGGAAAATTACAATACAAAATTGGTTCTTTATACATACGATTCGTTTTTATTTGATGTGGATTCGAATGAAATTGAACTCTTATCCAAAATAGAGGAAGTTTTACATAGAATATCTCCTACAAAGGTAGATAAAAATTATAGTTACGGTAATATTTAGTATTATGGATGCGATATCAGAATATAAAACGAACGGATTCCACTTTGGAACATTTGATGAAATTTTTACTAAAGAAGAAATTCAATTAATAAAGTTAGGATTTCAAAATATAAAATCTGCATTTTCAAATGGAGATAATATTATTTGCAAAACTCAACATACCGGAGACCATCGATATCCATTTTACGATGGTGTAGAGACGTATAATCATCCTTATAATGATATTAGTTTGATTGACGGATATATGAAAGAAAACAATTATACTTTATTCCAAAGATGGAAGCAATTAGATAATTGTGCAAACTATGAATTGAAACCCCAGCTAGAAGAGATATTCAGTAAAAACAAATATAATATCTTAGCCAAATTTTATCCAGAATTCACCTTTTTGAATGATGATATTAACATTGGAGGAGCAGGTACAATAGGGGTGTATGAAAAAGGAGATAAACAACCTCCTCATTTTGATGCAGGGAGTGAGAGAACTATATTTGGTATATTATATTATTTAACGGATGAAACTGATTGGGATGAAGAAAGCGGTGGCGAATTTCTTATAAACTCAAATGGACTTAAAATATCCCCTACTTTTGGAAAATATGTAGTACTTGATTTTGTGGACAATCTTTTAGAACATGAAGTGTTGGAATTAAAAAAAGACTATAGGAGATATATGGTCATATCATTCCCATCTGTAATAGATAATGGAAGTGAAAGAGTTAATAAATTTTTGGAAAAAAAGAGGAATTCGAATGTGTTTACAAGGTAAATTGGTGACAAAAATCATACTAAGCAAAATATTTAATACTTATATAGGATAAAAAGTATAAAATAAATCGTTAGATGAAAACACAGTTACTATGCACCTTTACTGATAAAGAAGTTTTGCAAGATGTATTACAGCAAATTAGAGAAAATTATAAAATAGTATATAACTACATTTATATTCTACAGAATAAAACAAGCTTAGATGAGTTGTATATTACATATAATATTGATGTGGAATTTAGACCTAATAAGCAGTTACCTAATACCATATTAGTACATAGAAAGAAACAATCGAACACCCTATATACAATCAATGCTTTGAACCAACTAATTAAAGAGGAAAACGGAGGAGTATTGGATACCTCATTCTCTTTAGATTGGGATAAATTTAGAAATTGTATTATATTGACGGGTTTACAAGGAATTAGAAAAGTTCCTACAAGAATTTTTGAAAAGATAGAATTTAATTAATCTTATGGCAGATATTAAGAATATCATAAATGAGCTTTTATTAGAATTATCTGTAACCTATCCATTTCCTAATATGAAGGATAGAGAGCAGGTTTTTGCTCTATTAGATATATGTGAGGAATTAGGATATGATTATCTTAAACCTCAATTAGAAGAGATGTTTCTAAATGAAGCAGAGGGAGAAGGAGAATCTAAATTATTTCCAGGTAAGTTTCACTTAGGAGGAGGGTTCTATTCATCTAAAAATGGTGGAGAAGCTGAACTTAAAAATGAAAAAGGAAATCTTAGACCGGTAACTCCTGAAGAAAAAGCTAAATTTGATGCAAAGAGTGGTAAGGGTGAAGAACCTAAGCCTACCGATGAGCCTAAAAAAGACGAACCAACCGTAGAAAAACCGGCTGATAAACCTGACGAAAAACCAGAAACTCCAACCGGAGATAAACCTTCAGCGGAACAACCTGAAAAACCTGCCCCACCTCAAGCAAATCCAGAAGTAGAGAAAGTTAAGAAAGATGCAAAGGAAGACCCACAAAAAGTATTGAGTGACCCAAACGCTACTGCACAAAGTAAAGCTATGGCTAGAGCGTTTAAGGCACAGAAAGATACCGATAGTGCGGATACCGAAAATAGCCCTACTGAGGGTGATATAAAAACTAAAAGTGAGACGGTATCAAAGGGATTAAAAAATAGAAAAAGTAAAGGTGGTGAAGATTTAGATGTAGAAACTACTGAAAATGGTTCATTGATTATTGGAGTTGAACATGGAAAACGAAAGAAAAGTAATAAACAAACAATAGAACAAATAAAAACTTTACCTAAAGATACAAAAGTAATGTTTGTAGGTGAGGGTGGTATGAGTAAAGATGATAATGGTAATATTGAATTTGCCGGAGAACAAAATGAAATTAGAAATGCAGTAAAAGGACACTTTGATAGTGCAGAAGAAAGTAGTTGGGATGAAAACGCAGATGTATTGGATGATAAATCACCTGTTTTTGATGAAGTAGCGAAATCGGTAGGTGGTAGTAAATCAAAAGCAAAAGCAGCCATATGGTCAAATATGTATGGACAAGATGGTCCTGATGAAAATATGACACCTGAAGATTATTTAGATGATGAAGGTAAGGAATGGTTAATAGACCAAGCAAAAAAAGGTGGAAGTTCGGAATTTGATGGTGATGTTGATTGGAATAACCTAACTGATGCACAACAAAAAGACCTTTATGAATTAAATTTTAGAGATGATGATGGATATGGTGAAACTGAAATATTTAAAGCTCAAGAAGCATACAACGGATTTCGTCAAAAAGAATTAGATAGAAAAATAAAAGAGGCAGAAGATGCTGGATACACAGTAATTGCACCGGTTGGAAACTCTCACGTTGATATGTGGAGAAAAAGAAATAAAAAAAATGAATTCAAACCTGTAGAAGCAGATGAAGTATCAAACGAAATGCCTGATGCAGATAAAGAGATATTCAATTCAAATGCGGAAGCACTTAGTGGATTACAACCTGCACAATTAGAACAATTCAATACTGATATAGACAAAGTTGCTAAGATGATTTCTGATGCGGAAGCTAAAGGCGAACCTGCACCGGATATTAATTTATGTGATATTACTATTCCTGGAACTAACTTATATTGTGATGATAATAAGGGAATACCTAGAGAAGAAATGCCTCAATTCAAAGGAAAGGCAGTAGAAGGTAGTAGAGCAGCGGGTATGGAAACTGACAAGGATGGGGAAGTAGATACAGAGCCTATATTCAGAGAAATGCTTAAGCAGAAGAACGTTAAAGTATTACAAACTAAAGTACCTGCAGATAAATTAAAAGCAACTCAAAAAGATTTAGTAGGTGGTAAGGTAATTGGTATGATGGGAGCGTTGGAAAAAGACCCTACCAATCCAAAGATTACTGCACCAATATATGTGAGTAGAGATGGATATGTAATCGATGGACACCATAGATGGGCTGCAATTGTAGCGTATAATGCTAAACATCCAGATGCACCGATTGAAATGAAATCAACGGTAATCGATATGGATATTAAAGATGCGATTCCAATGGCGAATAAGTTTGCGGAAGATATGGGAATTGCAGCTAAGAAAGCGGATGTTAAAGATGGGGAAGCACCAAAGGAAGAACCAAAAGTAACGGATGATAAAGTTGGAGCTAAGGCAACTACTAGTGGTGGAAAGAAATTATATCATATAGGAAATGGATATTACTCCGATTCACCTAATGGAGATGCTAAATATATTAGAGTAGAATCGGTTGTTAAAAACGCAATTGAAATTGATACCAAAAAATGGTGGAGATTATTATTTGAAGAAAATGTTAAAGCAACTGTAGATGGTGGAGAAGAAGGAGTATTTAAAGAAATTCCAAAAGATGATGTAGAAATAGCAACCGATGCTGCTAAGCAAGATGGTGATAGTTCTAATTCAACTGTAACACCTGTCGATGGAAATTGGGAAGAAAAAGCAATAAACCAATTGACTCAACCTAAATATGATAATTCAATCTTAGATGATAATCTTAAAAAATCGATTGCGGTTATTATAGGAAAAATGACAGCAGGTCAGGATTTAACGGATGAAGAAAAGCAAATTGCAAAGGATTACATAAAAATTGTTCAGTCCGGTGGAAAGGTTAAACTTTACGTTGCTGCTAAAAAGAAAGGAGATTGGCCACAAGGAGGATATGTTAAAGTAGAATTAGGGACGGGTAACTCTAAGAAAAAATGGGCAGATGAAGCAGCGGGAAAATATGATATAACATCAGGGGCTTCATCACAGGGTGTGTTTGGTAAAAAACAAAATTCACCTGCAAAAACAAACCCAAAGCGAAAGAAAGCTAAAATAGAAGTCATTGATGATAATACCATTATGTTCAATGGACAGAAAATGGAGAAATTACCAGTAATGACATTTGATGAGATAAAGGCTCAAATTAAATCGGAGAATCCTGGATTAACAGATAAGGAATTAAGTAAAAAAGCAGCTATATTAGAAAAAAGAATCAGAAGATATAATGATAATATAGATGTATTTAAAGAAATTGCAGAAGATGGTGGAGGCGAATTTGAATATGTTGATTATGGTGATGTAGATACACCTGAAAATAGAGGAAAGGCTATACAAAATATGGCTAGTATATCTCTTGAATTTTTTAAAGAAAAATTAGGTGATAAAGCTGATTTACCTGAAAATAAATTAGTATTAGATTCATTAGAATCATTAAAAAAGTTTGAAGGTATTAATTTAGAAACGGATGAGGCGGCTAGAAAAGAGTATGAACAAATTTTATCGGATATAATTGTTCATATGACTAATAGTAAAGATTTCAGAGATGGTGTAGCTGATTTTGCGGAACAAAAAGTAGCAATGGAATTATTAGGTAAGGGATACCCTACCTATCTACCTTCGGATGAAGCGTTTAAAACCGCAGATGTGTTGGTGGCAAATCCAGCTGAGCTAAGTGATTTATCTGAAAAATCAAAATCACTACAATTACTTTATGTAACCTTAGAATTTTCAGGAGGTATAAGTGTTAAATATCAAGGCGGTGGAGCAGGTAATAGTGATGAAAAAGTAAAAAAGACTAGATTTAAAAATAACGAAACTAGAAAAAGAGTAAATGGGATGTTGGGTACATACGATACGATGTATCCTAATGATAGAACTCCTCCTAATTTCCCACCTTCTCAGGAAAAATTAGATGAGTTAAATGCTACACATGAAGATAATAAAAAATGGGCTATTGAAAATGGTGTAGCTACTGAAGAAGAGCTTGCTAAAGCAGATGAATGGGCTGATAAGAGAATTGAAGCAGTATTTAAAACATTTTCTGCAAATGGAGTTGGGGATTGTATGAGTGATGACGAGAAGAATAGATTTAAAGAAAATATGAGAGCTTATTATAAAAACCAAAAATTAATGGAGGTTATCTATAATAATGATGCAGATTATACAATGTTTGGTAATAGTAATCAAAAAATAAAAGTAAGTAAAGGTAAGGCAGTGGCAAATGAATCTGATACAGCTGATGGTGTTGAGGAGATTTGTTATATGAAAATAAAAGATGATGTTGGATTTAATTATTCTAAACAAGGAGATTGTACTGTTGTAAAACCTTCAAACAGAAACCCATCTGAAATTCATTCTCATAAACCTTCTATAAAATAATTTGGAAATGTAAAATTTTCTTATTATCTTTACACTTATAAACCAAATGTTATGACAATCAACTATAAGAACCCAGAAGTAGTAGCTCAAATTGAAGCTGAGTATCCGGAAACGACAGCGGAATACAAAAAGATTATGATAGAAGGATATGAAACCTTCTGTTTAAAACAATCTAATTACGGACCAGGAAATATATCCGTAGGAACATCATTAATTACCGAAGAGGAAAGAAAACTATCTCAAACGGGATTGTGGTTCAGAATGAATGATAAGATTCAAAGATTGAAACAATTGGTGGTATTAGGAAAGCAGGATAATGTAGGAGAAGCAATAGATGATACCTATCAGGATTTATCTGTATATGGAATCATTGCACAATTAGTTAGCAGAGGAAAGTGGGCTAAGTAATGACTTATATAAACATATACATACCTAAACTAAGTGAACTAAAAGAAAGATTAGCAGAGAATCCTAAGTTAATTGAATACTATATAAAGTATGAAGGATGGACAGGAGATTCCGATTCAATTAATTTTTTAGAGGAGAAGGTAGAAGAATTTTTTAAAAATAAAAAGGAAACAAAATGAAAGTATGGTTATGGAGGGCATTAGGCCTGTTATTTGTAGGTTGTGCTTATATCGGAGCTATTGTTCCTGGTGTTCCTATGACAACATTTGTAATTTTAGCCGCATGGGCATTTGCTAAGAGTTCACCAAAGTTAAATCATTGGTTACATACTCATCCTAAGTTCTCACCTTATCTAATTCGTTGGGAAGAGAAGAGTATCTATCCAACAAAGGTTAAATGGATAATGGTCATCACTATGATTATCAGTTATACAATTCTATTATTTACACTGCATAAGCCAGCTGCCTTAATTGGTATAGGAGGATTTATGTTGTTTTGGATAGTGTGGGCATGGAGATTTCCAGGTTCAGAAGAAGAGTGGGAAAGAAGAAAAAAAGAAGGTAAAAAAATAGGTTGGATAAAGTAATTGTTTTCGTATATTTGTATATATTTATAGGGGAATCCCAACTCCTTCCGTTTCATGAAAAACCTACTACGCAAACTAATCTCATTTTTTACTCCTACACCTAAAGGAGAATTTCCTGCAACCCCAAACGGCTTCACCGCTGCTAAAAATTGGGCACAAAATCAACCACACCCATACTCAGAGAATTTAACTCTATGGGAATCAATTTATTCTACTAACGATGATGGTTGGTGGACATTACAAAGAATCAACAAACACAAAAAATTACACGATGCTTACAAAAAATGTAAGGATAATAAGGGGTGTAATGAATTGACTCTAAAAGAGTTAGAAGAAGAAATATTTTAGTAAAAAAATATTCAAAAAAGCTTGGAATATTCGATATATTAGTGTATCTTTGTTCTAAGTTTATTACTTGTAGATATTTATATCTATAAACTTAAACTTAATTTTTAAACCATAAAACAAATAAAGCATGTCAACAAACATTGATGCAATCAGAGCCCGTCTGAACAAACTTCAGGGGACACAGAAAACGGCTGACTCACTATGGAAGCCAACAGTTGGTAAACACCAAATCCGTTTAGTACCTTACAAATTCAACAAGGATATTCCTTTTATTGAATTGTATTTTCACTACAACATCAACAACAAATCCTATTTATCACCAGCTTCATTCGGAAGACCTGACCCTATCGTAGAGTTTGCAGAAAAACTTAAGAGAATGGGTGGAAAGGATGATTACCGAGAAGCTAAGAAAATGGAGCCAAAATTGAGAACTTTTGTTCCCGTAATCGTAAGAGGTCAGGAAAATGAAGGTGTTAAGTTTTGGGGATTCGGTAAAACTGTTTATCAAGAATTATTGGGTTACTTTGCTGACCCAGATTACGGCGATTTATCTGACCCAATTAATGGTAGAGATATCGTTGTAGATTACGCAGCTGCGGAAGGTGGTGCATCTTACCCAACTACTACTATCAGAGTTAAACCTACAACTACTAAGTTGCATGAGAATGATTCTAAGATTAGTGAGTTGATTGGTAACGAAAAAGAAATTACCACTATCTACTCAGAATTGTCATACGATGAGTTGAAGAAAATCTTAGAAAATTGGTTAGCTGGAAACACAACTGATGAAGGGGCACAATCTGCTACACAAGAAACACTTGTGGCTAAAACAGAAAAGAGTGTAAGTGATTCATTTGATTTCGATACAAAGCCTCACCAATTAGATGATGAGATTCCACAAACGGCTACTCAACAAGAGTTACCTTGGGATGAAACACCATCAACTCCTGTATCCAAAACAACTCAACAAGTTGCGGATGCATTCGAAGATTTATTCAAATAATAACAAGTTATAAATTATGGCAAAAACTGATTTAGCAGATATTCTGGTCGATAGTCTGAACAAGAAAAATAAAGACCAAAAAATCGCCTTCTTCTTAGATGATGATTCCGATGGAGCACCAACCAATGTAAATGGATGGATTTCAACCGGAGCAGCTATGATGGACGTTGCTATTTCTAATCGCCCGTATGGTGGAATACCTGTTGGTAGAATTACTGAAATCACAGGTTTGGAGCAGAGTGGTAAATCATTACTCTCTGCCCACATCTTAGCGGAAACTCAAAAGCAAGGTGGAGTTGCGGTATTGATTGATACTGAAACTGCGGTAAGTAGAGAGTTCTTTGATGCAATTGGAGTAGATGTATCCAAACTTCTATATGTGAGTGTAGATACAGTTGAGGATATTTTTGAAACAATTGAAACAATCATTGAGAAAGTTAGAACATCTGACAAAGATAGATTAGTAACAATCGTTGTGGATTCCGTTGCGGCGGCTTCTACTAAGAAGGAAATGGAATCGGATTATGATAAAGACGGTTATGCAACCGATAAAGCTATTATCATATCTAAGGCAATGAGAAAGATTACCAATGTAATTGGTAGACAGAAAATTGCAGTTATCTTCACAAACCAATTAAGACAAAAGTTAGGAGTAATGTTCGGTGACCCTTGGACAACGAGTGGTGGTAAGGCTTTAGCTTTCCACGCATCAGTTCGTTTAAGATTGAAGAACGTTGGTCAAATTAAAACTAAAATTGGTACAACTGATAAAGTTGTAGGAATCTCAGTAAGAGCACAAGTGGTTAAGAACCGATTAGGGCCACCACTTCGTTCAGCAGATTTTGAAATCTATTTCGATAGAGGTATCGATAACTATGGTAGCTGGCTAACTGTATTAAAAGATAATAAGTTGGTTAAGCAAGGCGGAGCTTGGTATGAGTATGTAGATACTGATTCAGGTGAAGTTATTAAATTCCAATCTAAGGATTTTATTGTAATGATGCAAGAAAAACCTGAGTTAAGAGACCAAATTTATAAAAAGATTTGTGAGACGACTATTCTTCAATATAAAAAGGATACATACGATATTGAGGCAATGGAAGTTGATACAAATTTACCAAACGAAGTAGAATAGTGAATAACAAATACAAGAATTTATTAGATGAAGTAAATTTGGAACATACCACTAAACACCTTAGAACTAGAAATTCTAAGGTGTTATTTGTGGATGGTTTAAATATGTTCTTCCGTTGTTGGAGCACAAACCCAACAATGAACGAAGATGGAGAACACACCGGTGGTATGGTTGGATTCCTAAAATCATTGGGAGCAGTTATACGCCAGGAAAACCCTACTAGAGTAGTAGTAATATTTGATGGTAAGGGTGGTTCGCAAAAAAGAAAAGAAGTATTCTCAAATTACAAAGCGGATAGAAAAGTTAAATTCAGAGTCAATCGTCAGTATGCTGATATGATGAGCGAAGAAGATGAGCAAGTAAGTTTGAGAAGGCAATTGAGTTCATTGGCTAACATCTTAGGTGTATTGCCGGTAACTACAATGATTTATGATAACATAGAAGCAGATGATGTAATCGGTTATTTAGCTAAACAAGTTATTAAAGAAGATGAAGGAGCATTAATTCTTTCATCGGATAAAGATTTCCTACAATTAGTTTCGGATAATATCCAAGTTTGGAATCCATTGAAGAAACAAAAAATTGATAAGGATAAATTAAAAGAATTATACGGAGTTCACGATGAAAACTTTATATGGTATAGAGTAATGGATGGTGATAAATCCGATAACATAGATGGTGTAAAAGGATGCGGATTAAAAACACTTCTTAAAAGATTACCTG